TTATAATAGTGAGGGTGGAAAAGGTGACCCAGAACATTTTGTTGAAGTTGTAAAGAAATGGTTGAGATAATAAGTGGCTGAAGATAAAAAAAAGAAGTCTAAACCAAAGAAAAGAAATTTATTTGGAATTTTAAGTGGTGGTAAAACTCCAGAAGAACAAAGAAAACTGGCAAGACAGCAACCAAAACCAAAGCTCGGAGTACATGAAGCTTTAGATTTACTTGGTTCAATTCCATTAGCAGGAGAACCTGCAGATTTACTTAATGCATTTTTATATGCATCAAAAGGTAAAAAGGGAGATGCTATGTTATCTTTATTAGCAAGCACTCCTATGTTAGGAACGATGATTCCTGTTTTCAGAGGAACGAAGCTAAATTTAAAAGCACAGGATGTTGTTGGTTTTCAAGATGAATTGGGAGCTATTATGCAAGGAGGTGGTGGTTATAGAGGTTTTCAAAAAGGAATGAATAGACCATATTGGTCAACTCTTGAAGGGGCAATAGGTGAAGCTGCAAGTTATCCAAGAGATATTGGAATACAGAGATTAAGTAGTGGTCATTTTGGAAGGGACAGAGCTTTATGGGAAGTTGAAACAACAGTTGATGCTATAAGAAAGTATGCTCAAGGTATGAGAGGATTTGACCCAAGTGATTTTCCAAATTTTGGAGTTTATCAACCTCTTTATACAGATGCATTTGGAATGGGAGTTAATAGGATGGGAAGAAACCTTCATACGATATTTGAAAGAGGTCTACCAATTTCAGAAATAAAAAGAGTAAAATTATATGAAGATGTTCGATTTCCTAGAGACCCAAGACAATATTATGATTATAAACAAAGTTTTCTTGAACCTATTTTAGGTAAAGGGCAAGATGTGACTGATTGGATAAAAAGATATGCAAGGGATACACAGAGGTAATTATGGCAAGAATGACAAATAAGAAAAGAGCTCAAACTAATAAACAACTTTGGGAAAGAGCAAACAATAGTCATAGACAAAGATGGCAGACTCTTAGCCAGAAAGGTTTTGACTTTTATTTAAATGAGCAACTTTCAAAGAGAGAAGTAGATGCATTAGAAGAAGCTGGAATGCCTACATTTACTATTAATAGAGTAACTCCTATTATAGAAATTATGAAGTATTTCGTTACAGCTAATAATCCTAGGTGGAAAGCTGTAGGGGCTACTGGTGATGACGTAGATGCGGCTCAAGTCCATTCTGATATAGCAGAGTATTGTTGGTATTTATCAAATGGTAAATCTCTATATAGTCAAGTAGTTCTTGATAGTCTTACAAAAGGAATTGGATATTTTCTTGTAGATATAGATAGAGATGATGACCGAGGATTAGGTGAAGTTAAATTTAAAAGAATTGAACCATATGATATATATGTAGACCCAGCAAGTAGAGACTTCTTATTTAGAGATGCAACTTTTATAACAATTAGGAAGAATATCTCAAGGTCAAGCTTAATAAATATGTTACCAGACCATGAAATGAAGATAAAAAAAGTTTCGAGAAGTAATGAAGTAATCTCTTATTCTCAAAGAGATATGGATGAATCATTTACTATTCAACCAGAAGATATTACAATGGGTGTTAATCTTGAGGCTGAAGATGATGATATTATTGCATACTATGAAACATATTCTAAGAAGAAGTTTGCATATCGTAATGTTTATATAAGAGTCAAACCAAGCCCTGCTGAATTAGATTTAATTAAAAAACAAGTTGAAGAGAAAATTGAAGAGTTCCAAAAAGAAGTAGAAGTAGGGATTATAGAAAAAGAATTTCAATTAAATCAAGCTGTTGAAGCAGGTGAAATGATACCTGAGAGAGCAAAATTAGAATTAGAGAAAGCTCAGAAAATGGCTGTTCAAGCTATTGAAGAACAGAGGATGCAACTAACAGCTGAAGCTCAAGACGCTGCAAGTACTATTGCTCAGCAAGTAATGAGTGAATCTGATTATAAAATATTAGAAGATAGCGATGCTAGTAAAAATATAGTTGATGCGATAAAATTCCACGAAAATAGAATTATATTAACTTGTACTGTTGGAGATGAAGTCTTCTTGTATGAATATACATTACCAGTTACTGAATATCCTATTGTACCAATTCCATATATGTATAGCGGAACTCCGTTTCCAATGAGTGCAGTTGTACCTCTTATTGGTAAACAACAAGAAATAAATAAATCTCATCAAATTATGTTACACAATGCTAATCTTGCATCTAATCTTAGATGGATGTATGAAGAAGGTTCTGTCCCAGAAGAAGAATGGGAACAATACTCATCTTCACCTGGTGCATTACTGAAATATCGTCAAGGATTCACACCTCCTACTCCTGTATTACCGGCTCCAATCAACAATGCTTTCTATACAGTTGTGCAAGAAGGAAAGGCTGATGCAGAATATATTAGTGGAGTGCCTTCTGCAATGATGGGATTTACACAAGAGCAGCCAGAGACTTATCGTGGATTATTAGCGAATGATGAATTTGGGACTCGAAGACTTAAAGCATGGATGGGTAGTATAGTAGAACCTGCTTTAGAACATTTAGGTAGAATATTTCAACAAATGGCTCAAAAACATTATACGATTGAAAAGGTATTTAGGATTGTACAACCTGAAGCTGGGCAAATGCCAGATGAAGAAAAAGAAGTTTCTATCAATATACAAGTTTATAATGATTATGGAGAAGCGATAGGTAGATATAAAGATTATGCTACTGCAAGATTCGATGTAAGAGTTGTAGCAGGAGCTACAATGCCTGTAAATAGATGGGCATTACTTGAAGAATATTTTAGATGGTTTCAAGCTGGGTTGATTGATGATATTGCGATGATAGGAGAAACCGATATAAGAAATAAAGAAAAGATTGTTGAAAGAAAATCAGTATATGCGCAACTTCAATCTCAATTATCTTCAATGGAAGAATCTATGAAAGATAAAGATGGAACTATTGAAACACTAGAACGTCAATTAGTACAAGCAGGTATAAAGATGCAGGTTGGACAAGCTTCAAATGAAATAAGAAAAGACGTTATAGATACTCAAGCGCAACAAAAATTATTAAAAGGAATGTTGAAAGTTGAGTTTCAAAGACTACGTGATGAGATGAGAAACGACTTAAAACAAGATAAAAAACAGAGTGAAAAAGAATAGTTGTAACTTTACTACAAATTTTTTTAAGTTAAACTAACAAAATGGAGAATAACGTATGGCTCAAGTACAAGGCAACGCCGTTATGGCCCCCGAATTAGAGACTACAAATCCAAATTCCCAAGCAGTTGATTCAGTCATGGGAGGCGGAGATGATTTCTTCGCAGCTCTCGATGAAAGTGTTAATGGTGGGATATTAGACGAACCTTCGCAGCTAACCTCGGATTCTAATAGTGATAATACACTAACGAGCCCCAGTGAAGTTCAACCGCATGTTGAAGCAAACCCACAAGTAGTGGATGTGGAGATAATGCAAAAAAGGTATAGCGATTCAAGCAGAGAAGCAAAAAGGCTTAATGGAAAGCTCCAAGAGCTAGAGCCTTATATGCCAATCCTTGACGCTATGCGAGACGACCCTAATTTAATTACTCATGTGAGAAATTATTTTGAGGGTGGTGGTCAGACACCTGAAAATATGGCACAACAATTAAATCTTCCAGAAGATTTTTCATTTGATGCCGATGAAGCTTTTGCAACTCCAGAATCGGATTCAGCAAAAGTTCTCGGTGCCACGATTGATGGCATTGTTCAGCGTAGGCTTGGGAAAGCATTACAAGGGCAAAGGTCTGAAAATCACAGGTTAGCAAAAGAAGCTTCTTTCCGTCAACAACATGAATTAGATGACGAACAGTGGGGAACATTTGTTGATTTCGCAAAGTCTAAATCTCTTGAATTAGATGATATTTATTATTTAATGAATCGTAAGAATCGTGATAGTAATATAGCTAATAAGACAAGAGACGAGATGCGTCAAAAGATGCGCGAGGTTCAAGAAATACCCGGTTCTTTAGCTACTACTGGTGGAGCTCAAGTGGAAAAGTCTCCAGATGATAAAATATTTGATGCCCTTTTAGGTTCTGAAAGT